ACACTTGCAGGTATTAGTAAAGTAGGAACATTTAGTCATACCAATGGTAGTAGTACAGATGTAGATTGTGGGTTTAGTTCTGGTTCATCATTTGTTATAGCTAAAAGAACAGACTCCACTGGTGATTGGTTTCTTTGGGATAGTACGAGAGGTATTGTTTCTGGTAATGATCCTTACGTAGTATTAAATAGCACTGCAGCACAAGTAACAAATACAGATTACATTGATCCACTTAATAGTGGGTTTCAGATAGCTAGTGGATTTACGACTGGTAGTTATATGTTTTACGCAATAGCAGCATAGGAGATAATAATGGGTTGGGTACGAGAGAGAAGCACAGGTAGAGTAATGACAGATACTACTTGGATTGTAGAGAATAAATCTAAAAGACCACCACAACCTTTGACCACAGAGTTTATGGAGCACAATCAACTTGATCCTGTGTTTGAAGGTAAAAGACCATCACTAACACCACCTTATGAAACAATAGTAGATGATGGAGTAGAGTATAAAAATGATGGTAAGTGGTACACTAAGTATAAAATAGGTCCTATTTATAGTGACTACACAGATAAAGATGGTAAGACTGTAACTGTAGAAACTCAAACTGCTGCTTACAAAGCAAGTGTAGATGCAGGAGTGGCTAAAGTAAACAGAAATAAAAGAACTGCTTTACTTGCAGAAACAGATTACTTTGGTCTTTCAGATGTAACAATGTCTAGTAATATGAAAACTTATAGACAAGCTTTAAGAGACTTGCCAAAACATTCTAAATGGCCTCACTTAGAAGATAGTGATTGGCCTACTAAACCTTCATAGGAGATAAGATGGCTTATAAAGTAGTAAAATATAGATTGACAGCAGAAGGCACAATACCAACCTTTCTTAAGTTTGGTGTACCTCAAAGAACAGGTGGTATGTACCCTGTTAAAGATAGTACAGCAAGTCCAAGAGATCATGTAATGCTTGGGATTGCAGATGATGGAGCAGATATATCTGGTTCTGAAGGTGAGATAGCAAGTAAAGATGATCTTATAACTTATCTTACTAACGCAAGTAGTGGTAAAGGTTGGAAACAAATAGCATCAGATGGTAGTGAAGAAGATTTTGTACCTGCAACTCATGCTACAATAATATGGAATGATTTAACAACATTAAATGGTGGATAATTTGAAAACTGATTTAGTCGTAAAAGATATACAAAATGCCTTGGTTGAAGTAAAACCAGAATATAAAACTATGTTAAAAAACATAGATGAAAAAATGCCTGTTATACAAGAAGCGTGTAGCAACTTTCACAAGTCACACTCACAGTTTATGGGTGTAACACTTGATGTGACTGCTATTACTCCTATTCGTTCTATTAAACATACACTAGCAGAAGTAAATAAAACAAAGAATGCTCTACAAGAAGCTCATATTAGAATGCAGAAAAAAGCTGTAGAACTAAAGATGAAACAACGTGAGTTACTTGAGTGTCAAGATGATCTTGAAAGAGAGATGTTAGAGATAGAGATACTAGAACTACAAACAAATTCTGTTAATGCACAAGATGCTGTTCAAGGTGCAATACGTAAGATGAACTTCTTTGTCAATCAATATAACTCTTTGTTAAAGCATCTAGGAGTAGATGAGATTACAGAAGAGATGTACGAGAAAGAAGAAAACAGATACCATATAATGACAGCTATGAAACAAGCCTTAACAAGTGCTAGACCTAGAGGTGGTATTATAGATGAAGGTAACATGATCTATCTCTTTGACTTAGGTATTAGTGGTGCTCAAGCACAAGCTGAAGTATTTGCTTATCTTAATACAGAAAATGAACTAATGAAAGAAGGTAAAGCACCTACACATGAGATGACTATGCGTTGGCTAGAAGCTTGTGCAGATAAGTGGGAAGGTGATCCACAAAAGTTTGCAGAACGTAGAGGTTTTACTCTTCTTGATAAGCAGTCATTAACTAATACTAAAAAGTTAGAGAGTAAGACAAAGCACTAATGTTTGATCCAATCACAATAGGTGCTGCTCTGACCACAGCGAGCACAGCGTTTGCAGGTCTAAAACGAGCATTTCAAGCAGGTCGTGATATAGAGCAAATGAGTGGTGATCTTTCAAAGTGGATGGGTGCTGTGTCTGATATAGAACAAAAAGAAAAACAGGCAAAGAACCCTCCTATCTTTCGTAAAGTCTTTGGATCAGTAGAGCAGGAAGCACTTGAAGCGTTTGCTGCTAAGAAGAAGTTAGAAGAACAAAGATATGAACTTAAAACTTTCATACAGTTTTCTCATGGACATAAAGCTTGGGATGAGTTATTAGCAATGGAAGGTAAGATCAGAAAGGTTAGACAGGAGCAACTATATAAAAGAGAAGAGTTTAAAGATAGATGCATTGAGGGTTTATTTATATTCTTTCTTGTTTGCACAATTGTAGGTTTTGGTTGGCTTGTCTGGTATTTAAAATCAATTCAGGAGTAGTAGATGGAAATTAGTGCATGGATGTTTTGGAATATTATCTTAACATTAGTAATAGCTCCTGCTGTATGGGCATTTAGAGGACTTGTACAGGAAGTCAAACGTATTGATATACTACTAAATAAAACAAGAGAAGAGTATGCTACACGTAAAGAACTTAGAGATGATCTTACACAGGTAATGGATGCACTACATAGATTAGAAGATAAACTAGATAAAGTATTGAGCAAGGATTAGATAGATGGCAAAGAAAAGAGAAGTAACAGCAAGCGTAGCTGCTAAAAGACTTGAAGCTTTTGGTTATGTTGGTGGTCCTCAATGGAAGTCAATAGATAATTTTGTAGAAAGAGTTCCAAAAGCAAAAGCAGCTCTTACTAAAAATTATAAAACTTCTGCAGTTACTGCTAGCAAAGGTCTTATGGTAAGAGGAAATGCCTTAACAGATGCTATCACAGTTGGAGGTTTTTATAAAGGTGGTCTTGGAACTTTTGATAATCCGTTTCTTGTAGACTCCACTGGTGAAAGAGAGATGAGTCAAGCTTCTATCAATGCTGAAATAGGAGAGACTGTTATAGTAGGGGGTAAAAAATACACTAAAACTGCAGGTGCAGAAGGTAGTGGAATTGTTGCCTACATGAAACCAGAAGAGCCTGTAAGTTTTGATCTTGGTGATGGAAACATTATTAATACCACAGGTTTTGCACGTGATCCAGATAAAGAAGGTTTATTTCATTATCAAGTTATAAACACAGATACTGGAGAAGGACTTACTACAGATCAATACAGAGCTATTCTTAATCTTAATAAAGAAAAAGAAGAAGAAGAAGAGGTTGTTGTAGAACCAGAAGTTGTTGTTAAAGGTTGTACAAACCCAGATGCTACAAACTATAATCCTGAAGCAACTGAAGATGATGGCTCTTGTATACTTCCAGAAGAAGAAGATGGTGGTGATACTGGTGGTGATACTGGTGGTGATACTGGTGGTGATACTGGTGGTGATACTGGTGGCACTGACACAAGCCTTGTTCCAGGAACTACAGAGGTAGATATTGATACAGGATCTACTGCAATAGCAGATCAAATTAGTAACTTTGTTGATAGAGCAGAAGCTCAAGCACAAAACATACAGCCTCAAACTTATGCAGAAAAGAAAGCTGCAGGATTAATCACCACAAACAGAGTTAATAGACTTTTTAAGAATAACTTTGGTATGACAACATATGTCAGAGGTGATGTTGATGAAGATGGTAACTTTAAACCTCTTGATAACATACCACAAGGTTACTATCAGGCAACAGAAGAAAACATAGGTGATGCACCTTCTAGAGTGGAACAAGCTATGGAGGCTGCTACAACAGGAGATGAAGAAGCTGCTCTAATAGCGTTGTCAATGTCCCAAGGTGGTTATAAGATACCCTCAATAGATCCTGAAACTGGTGAACCTGTTGTTGATGATGATGATAACCCAGTTTTAGAATTACATCCTACTCAATATGATATAAAATATGATATTAATGGGGATGGAAAAATAACTGCAATGGAAGCTTATGGTATATTAAAGTATGGAATAACAGGAGCTAAAACAAGATACGCTAATGGTGAATTACAGATTGGTGGAGAACTAACTGATGAGCAAAAAGCAGAGCTTGACAGAATAAAATCTACTAAACCACCTTTAGAAATTAGTTTAGAGCCTTCTGAGGGTGAGCTTGCTCAAGCAAGAAAAACTTTTCAACAACAGCAGGGTGGTGGTTATCGTGTAAATCTTCCTACTGGTTTTGACGGAACTTCTTTTGATAAAAGAAATGATAACGTAGAATTACTTGATAATGATGAAGGAGGAACATCTGAAATTGCAATCGCTAGGGGTGGATATATTCCTGGACTATTTACAGGTGGTATGGTTGAGGGTTATCAAGAAGGTGGAACAGTTACAGTTGCAGGAAAAGAACTAACAGAAGAACAACTTGCACAAGGTCAAGCAAATCTATCAGCAAGTGCTATATTAGACCCTGCAGGAACTGTGGCAGCTGCTCCTGTCGCTAACATAAATCCTGATACAGAGGGTACAGTTTTACCTGCTACAACAGGTCAAGCTCTTGGTGTAGCTCCTGTCGTGACTGATCCTGCTAAAGTAACCTCTGTAACCACAGCAGATCCTGTTACGGATGATGTTAAAGCATCTACCTATGAAGCAACTAAGGCAAAAGAGGATGTAGAAACAGAGTTAAAGGATGTTACTGCTGCTAAATCAGATGGTCCTACAAAAACAATAGAGGGTCAAAAGAGAGAAAGACAGAAAGTAGATCCTGAAACAGGTAAACCTATGTTTGATGCAGATGGTAAACCTATCATGGAAACTTTTACAGATGTCTCTGGTGTTGAAGCTGCTCAAGGAACTGCAG